GTGCTGCGAGCGCTCGGGGATCGAGTATTCATCTGGAGTGGCTCCCCGAGCCGGCGCGGAACAACGATTGTATCTCGCTCGCTACAGAATCTACAAGCGGGTCGTCGACAAATACGTCGAGGCGCGCGCAAGCGGGTCGCGCGACCCGGTCCGTATCAACGAGCCGGAGGTCCGCGGCGTGATCTCCTCGGACCTATGTATCGTGTGGGCCCCATTAGCGGAGCGAAGCGTGGTCGTAATGACGTATGAGCAGCTTCTGATGATATCGGACTGTTGTATGTGCCGGTACAACGCGTCCATGGCGATCCTTTACTTGTACGGACCGGAATCGACGCTCCATCGCCGTATGGAGGAGTCCACTCGCTGGCAGGAGGAATGCTTGACCCGGTACGGGAATCTCGGTTTCGAGATCGCCAAGAACACGGAGGCGCTCGCCCTGACGTATCTCGCGCGTTCGGCGGACGACGTGATGTCCGGACCTGGAGACTCGTACGACGACATGGTAGCGAAAGTCGAGCAGAAGGAGTTGGACATCCGCGAGAAGCTCGGGCTCGAAGCAGGCGACTCGCGTCGTCAGTCGCTCGCCGCATTATACGAGACGACCGTCTTGGCGGGAGATCCGGAACCATACGTCGTCACTGAACTCTTCGGAATTCAGAAGCTGTGCGGCCATCCGCTGATCGATGTTCGCGTCTCAGGCCAGAAAGCGAGACGGATAGCTAAGCTCCCCGACGAAACGAGTCCTGCTGCGCTCTTCGATCTGAGTCACCAGTTCTGCGACTCCTTCGTCAGAGGGTACATTTCTCGGTATCACAAGTGGCCGCCTATATCGTTCTCCGGGCGGAAGACCACCCTCGAACGCCTGCGAAACTCCGACTCGTTATCGTTCCCCGAGGGCTCTTATCCATTGACCGACTGGAACTACGCGCGGCTTCAGAAGGTTCTCGACCTGGAGTACTACGACGATTATCTCGAGCTCATCGACGACAAGTCTATCTCCTACTTGCGCTCGGAAACTCATCTGGCTTGGGATCGCGGACACGCGTCGACCGAGAGGCGTCTCGTTCTGGAGATACTCCGACGCCGCGAGTTTTTCCCTCGCGCCATGGTCGACGCCGTCGAGCGAGATGAAGTCCCGAACGATCATTACGTCTGCGTCACAGTGCCGAAGGAGAAGGAGTTCAAGACCGAGGCCCGGATGTTCACTATGATGAGTCTCGAGATGAGATGCTTCTTCGCGCTGCTCGAGGCGAATATCGCTCGCGGAATCCTTCCGTTCTTTCCGGAGGTAACTATGACCGACTCAAAGCAAGACGTCCACGAGCGGTTCTTGATGACCACACGCCCGAACCGCCGCGCCGTATTCGGGCGCGTCATAGCGACGATCGATCTCACGTCCTGGAACGTCCGATGCAGGAAAGGACCTGTTAATGCGATCGGCCACCAGATCAATCGGCTATTCGGCCTTAGACGCTCCTTTACTTTCGTCCACGAGTTTTTCGAGCGCTGCATGATGGTCATTCGTACGGCGGGGCTCAGACCGCAGACGATCGAGAGAGATGTAGTCGCCGAGGGCGATCTCGTCCACTTCGGACATCTAGGAGGGCTCGAGGGGATCGCTCAGAAACTCTGGACGGTGATGACTGCAACGCGTCTGCGCTCCGGTCTGAAATCGATGCCGGTCGCCTACACGCTATCGGAGCAGGGCGACAACGTGGTAATCGTCGTGTCCTACCGTCGACGCTTAGAGATTCCGGAGCACGATGACGCTCACGAGATCGCAAAGGAGGTAATCGAGCGTTGTGAGAGAGCAATGGCCGACATCTTCCACGAGATCAAGCCGGAGGAGTGCATCGTCTCAGAAAGCATCCTCTCGTACTCGAAAGTCGTTTACGTGCGAGGTGTCGATTATCCGCTCTCGGTCAAAAGTCTCATGCGTCTGACCCCGACTTCCTCGCTCGACTTCCCTTCGCTTTCTGCGTTCATCGCTTCGATATTCAGCGGAGCAGTCGGCGCGGCGGAGTCGTCGAAGCGTCCTGGGCGATGCTACTGGCTCGGTCTGTTCCACGCGGCGATGTATCTGGTCGAAGCGTGCTGGGGGCACGGAGTGTACGGGCCGCATCTCCGTTCGCTTCTAGGAGCGGCCGACGACCGCGCCATCCGTACGATGCTGATCACTCCCGCCGAACTCGGCGGGCTGCCTATCGTCGGGCCATACGGCTTCGTGTACAAGGGATCCGGAGACCCGCTTTCGAAGAGTCTCGCGTCGCTCAAGATCTTGCAGCGCGGCTTGTCCGAGGCGCGTGATGTCATCGGTTTCGCTCTGAGCGATGCCGCGTACGCGCGAGAGCCTCGCCTGAGCGCGCTCCTCGCTGACCCGTATGGGCTACCGATCGCGCGCCCGAGTTCAGTCGGCGCCTCGGTGGCAGACGCGTCTCTCGGGTTCGTGCGAGCGACTTGCGCCAACCGAGAGATCAACGCCGCACTAAGCTACGGCTCCGAGAGCTTCGAGACCGCACTAGTAGAGTCGATTCGGGCTCTCCGACCCTTCAACCCGGTCATCGCGCGAGATATCATAGACGCATCCGCGGTCGGGACGGTCACTGCGATCCGGAAAATGTTCCTACAGACGCGTACACTCCAGACAGTCGCGAGAGCAGACGACGAGGAGAACATCGTGACGACAATGCTCGACGCGGGGGTGAGCGAGGCGCAGTGGGCGGTGTATCTGGCGCGGTCGGTCCGCGGATATGATGGGACATTCGGCTCGTTGTATCATTTTGTCGAGGGCCTTCGAGCGAGATGGAATACCACCTGCCCGGTTATCGAGGGCGTGACGTCGTACCTTCCGATCGACTTCGATGTCGTCCCCGGGCTGATGTCAACGGTGCCGGGAATACGATCGGAGATGATACCGCGATCGGCGGACGTTCTCTACACGCGCGGGCCGAATCCAGCATATCTCGGTAGCAGTACTCGCGAGAAGCGGTCGGAACACGGCTATAAGATAGTCGGGCACGGCGCTGCGGCGACCGCCGCCAGAACGATACAGCGGATCATGAGCTGGAGCGCGGCGGAGGAGAACCTGGAGGGGCTGCTCGACTACGTGTCTCTATCGCGCTGCGGCGTCCGTTTGAGCGAGATTCGGCCTTACGTCGCGGGAGTTCTTGGAGGAGACGTCGGACACCGGTATGCCGCGAGGATAGGCGATCGAGGCTCCTCTCCGCTCGGGTGCAGCATAGCGTCGACACACATGACGCTAGACTCCGACCGCGCCGGGTTCCTGTCCGCCTCGACGATCGACTACCCGGTGATGTTTCAGGAGTACCTGTCGGAGCTCGTCTT